GGAAAAAACCGCGAGACTCACAGCGATGTAACTACTCGCGTGTAATCACAATGTTGTGGTTCCACTGGCCAACGTGCCCCCTATGACTACGTCATATAAGGGGGCACTGTTTCGTGGACAGATGGCATGTGCTGGTGGTCAGTTGTGGTCACCTTGGACAGATGCACACCAACCCACTGCTGGCTAGGTGTTACAGGTGACCACGCTGTGATCATGGTGTGGTGGACACCCTGGACACTAGGGCTACTGCTGGCCATCTGTCCACGAGCAGAGCGTGGACAGATGAAACGAAAGGATTTAGCGCCGATCGGACTGCTGGCCGTAAGTCCTGGATTCGGGAGTTGGGGCCAGATGATCATGACAAAGGGCCCAGACGTACGCTCATACAGCGCGCGTCTGGGCCCTCTCTACCCCGGGCCGGATCGCAGCCCTTCCCCATGCCAGGGTAGTGCACGGGCCAGGGCGTCCGGCTCAGGTCAGGTCAGCAGGATAGCCAGCACCATCACCGCCACCATGATCACGACCAGCAGCACCCCACCCAGGGAACGGGACGAAGAGAGCCCCTCGCGGCGCTGTTCGATCCAGCTGCGGGGCGGGTCATCCTCGCCGGAGTCATCCTGGACGTACGCGTGGCGTGGCGCCGTGACACCAAAGGCCACCGTGGGCGCGTGTGACGCCCGCCGTGCTCGCGGCCTCATCAGTAGACCTTGTCCACTGCGTAGGTGGCCTCAGCGTGGGTGAAGCCCTCGCCGTACTTAGACTCCAGCTGGTCCAGCAGCTCAGCCTTGGAGAAGTGCCCGCTATCGAGGTATGACTCAGCAGCCTCAACGGCCTCCGCTTTGTAATCGGCTTTGACGTGGTCGATCGCGAACTGGGCGTCTTTCTTGCCGAAGCCCTCGCCGTACTCAGACTTGAGCTGGTCCAGCAGTCCTTGCTTGGAGAAGTGCCCGCTATCCAGGTACGACTCAGCGGCCTCCAGGGCCTCCTTCTGGGCCCTGGTCATGGTAGGCGGGTCGCCCTTCGGGTTGGTGGGCGGCGCGGCCGTCGTGGCACTGTCAGACGGCTCTGGTACGGTGCTCGGCTCTTGGCCACGGTCGGCATCGTCGCCAGGCTCCGCTGAGTAGCCGGTGCCCTGGCTGAACGACCCTGATTCCTGCTCAACCGGCTGGGTGGCTATGACATAGCCCAGGGTGAGGCCCGCCAGAAAGGCGACGATGAGGGCCGCCCAGCCGAACCGCTTTTCCTTGCGGGGCTTTGGCTGTGGACCTGTCCACTGCTGCTGTTCGGTCAGGTGTTCCTGGCCGGGTGGCGGATAGGGGTGCTGGAATCCAGGCACCGGGTTGACGATGGGCTGTTCGTGCGACGGGTTAGACACTGTGAGTGTCCCCTTTCTGGGTTAGGTCTAGCTCTGGGTCTGGCTCTGGGGTAGGTGGTTCCTCCGGCTCTGGCTCAGCTGGCTCTGGCTCAGGTTCCGGCTCTGGTAGTGGTTTCCACAGGTACCAGGTTTTAGTCCCGTGGGGCTCGTCCTCGCGTACGACCATGCCGCGCTCGTGGAGCTGACGCAGCATCAGTTGCACGCTTGACCGCTTCTCTCTGGTCCAGCCGAGATTGCTCCCCACGCTTGAGGCGTAGAGGCCCCTGGGGAACTCGGCCAGCACTTGCAGGATGTCCTGCTGATCTTGGCTGATTGGCCCCAGCTGGTGGGACATCATGCCGCACAGGACGGCGGACTTATTGGGCGCGGTGACCAGGTCGAGTGTGATCGGGTCCTGTTCCTCCACATCCTTCTGTTTTCTGCATTCCACCTTGACGATTGACGATCGCGGCTCTTTCGCGGTCCTCATCACGGTGGTGGCAGCCCCTTCCAGGGCTGTGGAGCCGCGTAGGTTCTCACCCGAGCGCGGCTCGTGGTGCACGATCAGGACGCACGCTTTTGACGCCTGCCTGACGCGCTCCAGGGCGGCAACGAACAGTCCCATGTCGCGGGAGCTGTTCTCTTCCATGCCCTCAGTCACTCGGGCCTGGGTGTCGATTACGATCATGTCCGGTTTCTGCTCTGTGACCAGTCTCACAAACGGCTCAAGCGTCTCACTGTTTGGGGTGAGCTGCACAGCGATCGGCAAGAAAATCAGGTCACCGGCCAGGCAGTCGCGCGCCCACTCCCAGGCCCGGACCCTCGCGGCCAGCCCGTGGGCCCCTTCCGCGATCACGTACAGCACGCGGCCGCGTCTGGTGGCCTTGCCGTGCCAGTACTGCCCAGCGCTGACCGAACAGGCCAGGTCAACGGCCAGGAATGTCTTGCCGCCGCCTGGCCTGCCCCCGAGCCAGGCCAGGCTGTTGCTGAACAGCCAGTCCTCCACGATCGGCTCAGGAGGCTTGAGGGCCTCCAGCTGATCGATGCGGATGAGGGCCAGGTCCAGCCTGTCGTAAAGACGATCAGACTGGCCCTGGAGGTCCTCAGGCCCGAGCGCGCGCATTCCTAGATACGCCTTGCTCGCCGCGGAAGGTTGACCCACAGCGGGCCCCGGGAGCGGAGCGTCTGGTACAGCACCAGCTCTTGCCACGGCGTCGGCCTGAGCCCCGCTGACCAAACCGCGTCAGCGATTCGACGGAACCACAGCGCATACGCAGGACTCATCACCGGCTGCGCCTTGCCCTGGCTGCGCTCTGGATGGTTCTGACAGCCTCATTTCGAGACAGCCCTATCTGGGCGGCCGCGTCCTCCAACGCACCCGGGTCCAGGCCCTTCTCATGGGCTCTGGACGCGGCCCAGAACAGTGAGTGGTTACGCTCACCCTCCTGGGCGGCCAGCACGAACCGCACCAGGCCATCCAGGTCCTTCCCGTCACCCCTGCCCTGGTAGTCGGGCGTACGCGGCCGCTGATCCTCTGGCACCAGCAGCGCGAGGGCCCCGTACCAGTCGAACGTGGCACCGAGACGCCCACCCTGGGTGAACTCCCAGTGATACATGAGGCCGCTCGCCAGGACCGATGGGGCGCCCACGATGTAGCCGCCGCGGCCGCGGAAGTCCAGCCCCGTCCTGGCTGAGGCGTGGTTGCCGTCTCCACCAGCTGCAAACAGGATGTGTTTGCCGCCGCTGGGGGTGGCCTGTGAGGCCCAGCCGCCGCTGAGGTAGCCCTGTCGGGTGATGGTGTCCAGCGATGACTCCCCAGCCTTGCCGTCCTTGGTGTCGACGTCGAGCGCATCGAACACGTGACCGGTGGCCAGCCCTATGTTGAACTCTGGCCGGACCTTCCACCAGCCGCGCACCGTGGCCAGGTCTGTGCTGGCATCCAGGACCCCGTTGCTGGTGGCTGGCAGCTTGGTCCGAGCCTGGAGTGGATGCACGGGGACGCCGGCGATCGCGTACGCGGCGGCCGCCTCTATCAGGGGCAGGCTGTTGGTCTCAATCAGCCTTGACAGCGCGATGGTTCGGGCCCGGTGCTGAATCGAGTAGTGGCAGGCCGCGCCAAACGTGCCGTCAGGGCCAGCCGGTTCCTTGACACAGCGTGGGCACCGCCCCTCTGGGATGCCAGAGTCGGGGTGTTCAATCTCGATCATGTGGGCACCTTCACTCTCGCGATGTGGTCAGCCCCGGTGGTGTGACACTCAGAGCGTGGAACGTAGACGCCTGGCAGGTCCGCGATGAAACGGACCCAGCGGTTCTGGCTGTCTTTGATGATCATGTGGCCACAGTTCGAGCACCGTGGCACGCCGTCAGCCATGGGGTCAGCCTTCCCGCTGGAACACGATCAGGCCGGACTCACACAGGTCCAGCAGGGCATGGCCCACCCCCAACAGGGCGCGAGCCTGGGCCCGCGCGAGGTCCTCAGGCGTGTGGTCGCCGTTATCCAGCAACCACTCCGCTGACTCCAGCTGTTCCCTGGCGTTGCGTGTGTCGCTGGTTACGAATTCACCCATGGGGGTCCTCCCTGGTGCTGCGGTCGACGTCGACGCGCCCAGCATCCGCGTCGATCACCCTGAGTAGGGCCTTGGTCTGGCGAGCGGCCAGCTCAGCCAGGAACGCTGTGTCTGACAGCTCCATCAGCAGCCCCCGGAGACACTCCAGGATGGCGGCCACGTGAATCTGGGCTCCCCGGTTGCCCTGGGTGTGAATCTCCAGCGCCTTGGTTCGGATGGAGATGGCGCGGAGTTGAGCGAAGACATGCTCAGCTGGTAACGCTATGCTGGCGACGGCCGCAGCCCCGTGATGGGCCATTGTGCCGTTCAGGCCCCCAGTGTGGACTCCAGCATCGCTAACTGGGCCCGCTGGGGGCCTCTCATCGTTTGCCACTCGCGTGGTCCTTCCTGTTCAGCGCGCGGCAGGCCCGCGCGTCACAGCGAAGCCAGGAAATGGCAAAGCCGCTGACCATGATCAGCTTGTGTCAAGTGCGCCCACAGGTTTGGGCTTATTCCCAGCATCGCTGGGGGCTACCTTAGCGGATAGCCGCCCAGCGTGCGGCGTGTCTATTCAGATTTTTGGCGTGTCGACCACGGGCTGGGTGATCGCAACAGAGGCCCGGACCAGGTTGTGATCAGAGGCGTGGGGCACATAATCAGGCTGCCCAGTGATCACCAGGGTGCCTGTGTACGGGTCCGCGGCCTTGCTGGTCAGAACGTCGTCAATCCAGATTCCGTCACGCTTGGTGACAGTCCAGCCGTTGCGGCTGTTCCGGCTGTCGCCTTCCATCTCGTCATCTGTGAGGCGTGAGCGGAGGTCACGGTAGCCAGCAGCGGCAAGGACCTGGCGGACAGGATCGAGCACGCTGCCGGGGCCCTGGGCGCTGTTGAGGTCCCCCATGATCAGCACGCGCTGATTGTCGGGCAGGGCTGAGAGGACTAGCACAATCTCTTTCGCCTGGGCCAGTCTCAGCGTGGCCTCTCCCGGCATGTTGACTGCCAGGTGGGTGGAGATGAACCAGGCGTCACCACCAGTGGCCAGAGACTGGAGCCGAACACACGTCAGCGGCCGCGTCGACGGGAAGCCTGGCAGGGCCGTGCTCTTGAGCTTGAACTCACGGTGGTCAATAGCCACCCACTTGTCAGCCCGCCAGATGATCTTGGATGTGCCTGAGCCCCAGAAATTCCAGTTAGGCCCGAGCCCGTGCGTGAGGTCAGTGGCCAGCGCAGCATTGCACTCTTGGACGCCCAGCACGCTGGGGGCCACATCGTTGATCACCCGGACCAGCTGAGGGAGCCGCCTGGACCACAGCCGCTCGGGGTGTAGCACGTCGTCAGCTGACTTGTGGCGGATGTTGAACGACGCCACCCGGACCTTAGTAGTGGTTAGCACGGCCGGGGCCTCTGTTCCGTAGCTGATGTGGATATGCCCGGTGTGGGGGTCGGTGCCGTTATAGGTGCGGTTCCCCTCAGCCGCGCGGGCCACGGACCAGATGCGCCGCCTGGTGATGATGTACGTGGCACCCAGCCGCTTCGCGTTGAGCTTGAACCAGGCCAGCATCTCATCATGGTGCGCCGCGCTGTTGTCGTACAGCCAGAAGTCAGCCGCCAGGTCCCCAGTCATGTCGTGGCCTGGGTCGCCGTCCGCGTGCCCCCGGTACGTGCCTATCTGGGTGTTGAACCGAAGCGCTATCTCCTCATTCGCCTTGACCACCCAGTCCGGCCACGGCCGATAGCTGTCTACGTACAGCCCCATGATCAGTTACCTGCCTCTCTGTTGATTGCGGCCGCTATGGCGCGGGTGACCGCTTCCTCTATGCGGCGGTCCAGGTCACCATTCAGACCTTTGGCCGCCACCTTGGCCGCGCTGGCCGCCGTGTCAGCTTTGCCTGCTGCGTCTGCCACCTGGTGGCTTATGTGCCGGTTCTCTTCACTGGACTTCTGAGTGCGGAACCAGAGCACCAGGGCCGCGCCCAGGGTGATCAGCGATGGAATCAGCGGACGTATGTAGACCTCTGCCTGGTCTGGATACCGGGTGATCAGATAGACCAGCATCGCCCCAGACGCGATAAAGCAGATGGTGGCGCATATCAGGGCCACTGGCCCCACCGTGGTCCCTGACTTGGTTTGCAACGGCACGACATTCTCCTGACTAGTCACCACGCCCCCCGGGGCTCTGGATCGGATCGTTTCGCGGACTGGTTGCAAGGTCCACAGGACGCTCTGAGGTTATCTGGATGATCGGTCCCACCCTGGGATTTCAGCACGATGTGATCACACTGGCTGGCGATCGTGAGGCACCGCGGGCCCCGTATCTGACAGCGGTACTGGTCCCGCTCGAGTACCAGGCGGCGCACTTTCTTCCACGCCGTGGTGGAGCCACCAGCCCACGCCTTAGACATGGTGACGCTCCGCACATCGGCTGATCAGCGGGGGACTGCTGTAGGGCTCTCCGCAGTCCACGCACGGGCCACCAGCGAACAGGACCGGGCGGCCCAGGTCATCACACAGCGCGGGCAGGGTGGCCAGGAATTCCTGGGCCTCACGGTAGGTGGCCAGGTTAGAGCGGCGCTTGCCGGATGCGATCGCGCGAGCGTCGATCAGGTCCATAGCCTGTAAATCCAGTGAGCCAGCAGCCGCCTAGCAGGGCACGGACCCGCGTGGCCAGGCTCACGGGAGCAACGCCAGCCACGCGGCGGCCGGTGACAGCGAGACATCACGCGGCCCGGTAATGGAGGTTGGCAGTGAACACGTCGTTAACGGCCAGGACGGTGGGGTCCGTGGAGTCAACGCGGCGGATGGACTGGAACGGAGTGCCGGCCGCTGGCGCTGATCCGAAGCTAATCCTTAGGCCGGTGGGGTCGTTCTGCACGACCGGGCCACCGAAGTGTGAGACAGGCGACGTGGAGTCGTCGCGGATGGCCCAGGTCCCCAGCACCGTGGTGATGGCCTCTGTCCCGCTGCCCCACACGTACGCGGGCACCGGGAGGATCATCGCGAACAGCCCAGACTGGACAGATGGCGCGGTGCCTAGCCTGATACGGAACTGGGCGTCGACCATCTTGCCGTTGTCCTTGCGCCAGAAGCCCTCATTCAAGCCGCCAGCACCCACGCTGAGGATGCCGCCATCAGTGGGCGTGTTCCAGAGGGGCGTCCAGCTGTTCCAGGCACGCTCTGCGGTGCGCGCGGCCTGGACGCTGTTGGCCAGGGCCGCGAAAGCATCCCACCAGTTGTTCATGGGGTAGTTGCTGTCCGGGTATGAGATGCCGTCTGGTGATGTGGTGCCCATCAGCTGATCCTTTGCCAATCGAGTGTCAGTGCCATGGAACTGGAGTATTTAGAGCGGCCAGCCAGCCGGACGTGAGGCTGGCTATCGTCAGCCACCCAGATGGACAGGCCCCCACAGACGCCGTCCACCAAGTCCTGGCCAAACTGGGTCGGCATGGTGAACGTCTCTGTTTCATTCACGCTCAGGTTAGGGCCGAGCATGCCTGAGCCGGTGCGTGTGGGGGCGCCAGCTGGCCGTGTCGCCTCACTCACCCGGTAGAACTCTGGCTTACGTGCGCTGGAGTCGCCACCAGCCACGCGCTTGAGCTTGACGCGGCAGAGCGTCACCACCGCGCCAGCCAGTGAGCGTGGCGCTGAGCCGTAGAACGCGCAGCCGGTGTAGAGCATGGCGTCCCACTCACTCTGGAGTAGATCGTCAGTGTCAAACCGCCACTTATCGTCACCCGGCCCGGCCTTATAGGACCTGGTCTCCACGGGGAACAGGGTCAGCTGGCCGGTACGTGAGAACCCCTCCGGCTGTGGCGGGTAGTCGATGTCTGGTGGTGCGCTGGGTGCGCTGGCGTGCATCCTGGCAAGGATCAGGATTTCCCCACCCACCCTGACGCCTGCCACGATGTCACCGGACGCCGTGGTGAGCCCCCGAGCGGCGCGACAGGTGACCACAGCCCCCATGATCTTGACGCTGACCGTGCTAGTTCCGCTGACTGTGCCCTGGGCTATGCCCTTGACCACGCCAGTGGATGGTGCGACCCGCAGCCCTGACCACTTCACGATCCCACCAGCCTCACTGTGAGGGCCTCAGCGCCGCCACCAGCCTGATGGGGCAGCGTGTAGCCGGTGACCCGGCCCAGGGCCCCAGCCAGCTGGAGACGGTCACTGGTGACCGCCACAGCATCGCCCAGCCGCAGCGCTGGGTGGGGGAGTATCTCAATCGCCACTGAACGATTGTTATCGGCTCTCAGGTTCCGTTTCCTGGTCAAGGCAGCCGCCGCCACCATCGCCTGGGTGGTCATCAGCGGGGACTCATACCCCACGGGCACCAGGTAGGGGCTGAACGGGCCACCGTACCGGTAGGGGCTGGTCAGGTCCGTGTCATAGCTGGTGGCCACAATCTCCTGGCCAGCCAAGCCGCCGGCAGTGTCCGGGTATGCACCCTTAGCCACCACAGCATTGAACTGGCCGTCCCGGGTGAGGCCAGTGGTGAACCGCTGAGCGTTCCGCTTGTCAGAGACGGCCAGGTCCGCACTGGTGGGGTCTGCTGGCACGGGCGTCACTTTCAGAACACCGTCGACAGTGATTTCAGCCTGAGCTGGCCAAGCGTCCAGGACGGCCGCCACATCGTCCAGCCGGTTGTCTGACCAGCTGGTCCCAGCGGGCACGGTGCGATCAGCTGGCGCGGCTGTGAGGTCTACCGTGAGCCCTGGCTCGACCAGAGCTCTGATCACTGACCCCATCGTGGCGCCAGCCTTGGGCTGGTATTCCGCGACCAGCTCAGCCTCATTCACCAGGTACAGCAGGCCAGCACACTGGACGTTGACCGTGTCGCCGGAGTCGTCTGGGTCGACGCTGTGGATCAGGAACTGGCCACGGGTCAGCCACTCGACTTGCTCACCCACCAGCGAGACCCCCACCTGGGCCACGATGCGCTGCCCCCAGATGCCCAGCGGATGATCATAGGAACTGGGCACCCAGGAGACGCCACGGTCCAGGATCGGAACGCGAAAGGTCAGCTGCTCGGGGACCCTGAGGCTGGCGTCACCCTCCTCCACCACGTCCACGCCTGGAATGTCGTCAGCCAGCAGCTCACCCGAGCGCACCGATAGCAGCCGGTTGTGGACCTTGTAACTGTGGCCGGAGAGT